GCGTCATCGAGCACGCCTCGACCAGTACCGGCCTGCTTCTGGAGGCCGCGTAATGGCCATCTCCCTCGACTCGATCTCGAAAACCAAGCGCAACGCCCTGCCCCCGCGCGTCGTCATCCATGGCGCGCAGAAAGTCGGTAAGACCACCTTCGCCGCCGGCGCGTTCAAGCCCGTGTTCCTCCCGTTGGAAGACGGTCTGGCTGGCATCGAAGCGGATGCCTTCCCACTCCTGAAGTCCTTCGACGAGGTCATGCAGGCACTCGCCGTCGTGAAGGAGAGCGACTTCGGCACCGCGGTAGTCGACTCGCTCGACTGGCTGGAGCCCTTGGTGCAGGCAAATGCGTGCGCCCGCAAGGGATGGACCGACATCGAACAGCCTGGCTACGGCAAGGGCTATATGGAGGCCAACGCCGACTGGCGCCGCTTCTTCGACGCGTGCGAGGACCTGCGCAACGCCGGAAAGGCTGTTGTGCTCATCGCCCACAGCACGGTTAAGCGCTTCGAGGCGCCAGATGTCGAAGCCTTCGACCGCTACGAGCTCAAGCTCCAGAAAGGTCCGCTCGGCCTCGCCGTGGAGTGGGCGGACATCATCGGCTTCGCCCAGGAAGAGATGGCGATCAAGAAGGAAAAGGACAACTTCAACAACGCCCGCGCTCGCGCCATCGGTACCGGGCACCGCGTCCTCCACGTCAACGCCAAGCCGTCGTTCATCGCCGGTAACCGCTACGGCCTGCCGGACACGATCGACCTCTCGTGGAACGCCCTCATGGGCGCCATGCACCCCGTCGCCCAGGCGGCGTAACCCAGCACGTCACCCAGAACCCCAGAACAGGAACCCGAACATGGCAAACCTCTTTGGCAACTACGATCCGAACGCGGAAGCGCAGGAAGACTTCTCGGCCATCCCGACCGGCGAGTACCGCGCCGCGATCGTCGACAGCGACATGAAGCCGACGAAGAACAACGACGGCGAGTACCTCGAGCTCACCTATCAGGTGCTCGATGGCGACTACAAGGGCCGCAAGGTCTGGGCACGCCTGAACCTGAAGAGCCCGAGTGCGCAGGCCGCTGAGATCGCCAACCGCCAGTTCCGCAGCATCCGCGAAGCCACCGGCGTGATGAACCCACGCGACTCGCAGGAGCTGCACAACAAGCCGCACATCATCCGCGTCGAGTTCATCCCGTCCGGTACGACGCAAAAGAACGGCTATGTCACCACGCGCGACGGCAACGAAGTGAAGGCGTGGAAAAAGATCGAAGGCGCCGCACCGACCGCTGGTGTCGTGAACACCGGATCCGCTCCCGCCGCCAACTCGGCGAGCCAGAGCACCGAAACCCCGCCGTGGGCCGCCAAGGCCGCTTAACCGAATCAGCCCAGCCGGCGGTGGCGCAGGTAACACCGGCACTGGTTTGAGGTGGGGATATCTCCGCCGATGGCGACTGCGACCTGACTGTAAGCGCGGAAGGCCGCGCAGGTAATGCGAGAGCGAAGTCGGAAGCGGTTGCCATCGGTCCCCACGTGACGCGCAAGCGTCGCCACTCACCGAGAAGCCAGGGACAACCGGGAAAGACCGGTCGCGGGGAATCTCGATGCAAGTTCCGCGTAAAGGCACAGATCGAGTGACAGCCGGGAATAGACCGGCCACCTATACACGAATTGGCCACGAGGCCACCGAGGTGGAAAAGCAGCTAGCGGCACGGGTAACCGACCACACAAACGGGATGTTTCGGCCGCGTGAGGTGATGGCTCACAGGAACAACCATCGGACGCCGGGTGCACCCGGCAACCATTCGATTAGGCCGCCACTTCGGCGGTCGACCCCACGGTGGCTCTGGTCCCACCCTCGTCGCCCTGTCGAGTAGCACAGGGCACAAGTAAGGCGATTGACGCACAGACCCGGTTACGCCCCCGCAACACCGGTAGTGGAAGCCGCCTTACTTGTACGGATCGGAATGCGCGGGCTGACGCGCTAGTTCAGAAGTGGGGTTGGGCGGCCGCGCGCTGCAACAAGCCGCCCAGATATGCGTGAGGTCCGAGGCCCCGAGTGGCTGCACGCAATGCCGGAGTGATCGCAGCACCGGCCCGATCCGTCCTTCATAACCCGAACGAGAACCTGAACATGGCCATCGAGATCGAATTCCACCGCACGCGCGACTCACTCGTCTTCGCTGATGGCAAGAGGGTCGGTGAGATCTTCAAGATCGGCACCGGAGGCTTTGGCCTTCGCCTGCAGGGAATCTACTGGCTGCGCGGCGTGATGAATCGGCGCGGCGGGAACCCTTCGACCGCGTTCCGACTTCGCCGCGAAGCGGTCGCCGCGGCGCGCCTGGCTCTGGAGTCCTGAGGATGGCCCTGCTACCCGAACGACAGGAAAGCCCGACCGTGACGGCGATCTACGCCGCATGGGAACAGACCCGCAACGAGCCGCCGCGCGCGTACCTTGGCGGCAGTGTCATCGGCCGCGAGTGCGAGCGGCAGCTGTGGTACGGATTCCGCTGGGCGACGGGCGGCGAGCACTTCGAGGGCCGCATGCTGCGCCTTTTCGATCGCGGGCAGCGCGAAGAGGCTGCGTTCGTCGCGGACCTGCGCTCGATCGGTTGCTCGGTGTACGACATCGACCCGGCCACCGGCCGCCAGTTCACCTTCAAGGCCGTCTACGGCCATGTCGGTGGCAGCATGGACGCCGCGATCCTGGGCGTCCCCGACGCGCCGAAGACCTACCACGTTGGCGAGTTCAAGACCCACAACGCCAGGAGCTTCGCGACCCTGTCCAAGGACGGCGTCCACAATGCGAAGCCGGAGCACTTCGCTCAGATGCAGCTCTATATGCGCTGGTCCACCCTGACGCGAGCGCTGTACCTGGCGGTGAACAAGGACAACGACGAGCTCTACGCCGAGCGCATCCACTTCGACGAGAAGGCGGCCGCCGCCCTAGAAGCGAAAGCGGAGCGCATCGTGTTCGCGGCGGAGCCGCCGCCGGGCATTAGTGCGGACCCCGCGTTCTTCAAGTGCAAGATGTGCTCGCTGTCGAAGGTCTGCCATACCGCGCAGCTCCCGGCGGTGTCCTGCCGCACCTGCCTGCATGCGACGCCCGAGAAAGACGGCGATGCCAGGTGGACATGCGCGAAGTGGAAAGCGGACATCCCCGTCGATGGGCAGCGCGCTGGCTGCGGCCACCACCTCTACATCCCCGCGCTGCTGAAGCGCTGGGGCGAGGCCACGGACGCCAGCGACACCGAGAACTGGGTCGAGTACACAGCCGCTGACGGCGTCGTCTTCCGCAACGGTCCGCGCGGCGCGTCGTCCTACGACAGCAACGAGCTGGCAGCCCTTTCCCCCGCGATGCTGCGCGACAGCCTCGCCAATGAGATCCGAAACGAATTCAACGGTCGGTTCGTGCCGACCCAGGAGGCAGCGTGAGCAGGTCTGGTTATAGCGACGACGGTGACAACATTGGGCTTTGGCGCGGTGCCGTGATCCGCGCAATCCACGGGAAACGCGGCCAGGCGTTCCTGCGCGAGCTCGCGGCAGCTATGGATGCCATGCCCGTGAAGAAGCTCATCACCGAGGAGCTCGTGCGCGATGGCTGCTTCTGCACGCTTGGCGTGGTCGGCGCAGCGCGCGGCATGGACATGACGAAGATCGACTACGAGTGCCCCTACCGAGTTGGCGAGGCTTTCGGGATTTCGATGGCAATGGCCGCCGAGATCGAATACCTCAACGACGAGTACGGCGAGTACCTCTTCCCGTACAACGAGTCCGAAAGTGACGAGGCCCGGTGGACTCGTATGCGCAACTGGGTGTCAGAAAACATTCGCGAGGAGCAGCCGGCATGAGCGAGACCACCTGCGGCCGAGTCGGTAAGAACACCCTCTCCTACTGCGCGGACCGTGCGGCTGACGCCATCGTCAGCGCGGCCAAGACGCTCGCCGTATGCCTGGCACCGGACGGCATCGTCACGGTCGAGCCCGTCGCGGGCGCGATCGAGGACGAGATCGTCGGCGTCTACACCGCTGATGCTGGCAAGTTCGCCCTGTGGGGCCTGATCGAGGGAGACCTTCGGGAGAGCCAGCGCACTCGCCGCGTCAGTGGGGGCACCTATCATCGCCACCGTGTGGCGCCGGGGAGCAAGGCGGCATGAATATCCTTGTGTGCGGCGGCCGAAACTACGCTGACTACGCCAAGGTCGTGGCCTGTCTGGACGCGATCTCAGGGGTCACCATGGTGATCCAGGGTGGCGCACATGGCGCGGACGCTCTGGCTAAGCGCTGGGCATCGGAGCGCAACATCCATTGCGCAGAGGTCCCGGCGATCTGGCGTCCGCATGGCGTCCTCGATCGCACGGCTGGCCCGAAACGCAACCGCGCAATGCTCCTCTTGAGACCTGACGCCGTAGTTGCCTTTCCGGGCGGCTCGGGCACGGCTGACATGATCGCGGCCTCCCGCGAGGCTGGCCTGCGCGTGTGGGTGGTGAACTGATGCAGCTCCGTCCCTACCAGGAGCAGGCGCTCGACGCGTGCTGGGACTTCCTCCGCCATCGGGATGGCAACCCCGCGCTCGTGCTGCCTACCGGCGCAGGCAAGTCGCCCCTCATGGCCGCCATCGCCCAGCAGGCCGTGCAGCGCTGGGGCGGCCGCGTCGGCGTCATCGCGCACGTCCAGGAGCTCGTCGAGCAGAACAGCGCGAAGCTGCAGGCGCTGTGGCCGGAGGCGCCTGTCGGCATCTACGCCGCCGGCCTCCGCCGCCGCGACCGATTCAACAAGATCCTCTACATGCAGATCCAGAGCGTGGCGAAGATCGCGCACAAGCTCGGTCGGTTCGACTTCCTGCTGATCGACGAGGCGCACCGCATCCCCCTGAAGTCAGAGGGGCTCTACGTGCGATTTATCAAGGAGTGCCTGAAGTTCAACCCGGACCTGCGCGTCATCGGACTCACCGCCACGCCATATCGACTGCAGGGCCAGGCGGTGCCGGTGTGCGGCGCCAACCATGTGCTGAACGAGATCGCCTACGAGGCACGCATCGGCGACCTCATCAAGGACGGCTTTCTGTCGCCGCTGGTGAGCAAGCCGGGCGACACCCCTGACCTCTCCGCTATCCATGTGCGCGGCGGCGAGTACGTCGAGGCTGAGCTCGCTGACGCCATGATGGGGCTTGTCGATCGCACCTGTGACGACCTCGTCATCCGTGCCGTGGGCCGCAAGGCGCTCATCGTGTTCTGCGTGAACGTGAAGCACGCCGAGGCGGTGCGCGACGCGCTCATCGCGCGCGACATCCCGTCGGGTCTGGTCAGCGGCGAGACGCCGAAGGGTGAGCGTGCTCGCCTCATCGATGACTTCCGCGCCGGACGCTTCCGCGCGATGGTGAACGTCAACGTCCTGTCCGAAGGCTTCGATGCCCCGCACATCGACTGCGTCGCCATGCTGCGCCCGACCAAGTCGCCGGGCCTGTACTACCAGCAGGTCGGCCGCGGCTTCCGCCTCGCGCCGGGCAAGGCGGACTGCCTGATCCTTGACTACGCCGGCAACATGCTGGAGCACGGCCCGGTGGATGCCATCAAGGTGCGTCAGGCGACGCCGCGCAAGGCTGCGCACGTCGAGCGCGGCACGACCAAGGAGTGCCCGCTCTGCCGCGAACTGGTGCCGATGCAGACACGTGCCTGCCCGGGTAAGAACGAGCGCGGCGAGCAGTGCACGCATACGTGGGGCAGCGGCGACGCCGCGCACAGCGATACACCCGTGGACGCACCCGTGCTGTCCGCGCAGGCGGCGGCCCATGCCACCCACGGCCATCCCGTCACCGGGGTCAGCTACGCGCCGCACAGGAAGCCCGGAAAGACCGTGAGCCTCAAGGTCACCTACCAGTGCGGCATGCGGCGCTTCAGCGAGTGGGTGTGCATCGAGCACGCCGGTGTGGCGCGCGCTAAGGCCGTCACCTGGTGGCAGGCCCGCAGCTCCTCGCCGTGCCCGCGCACCGTCGAGGAGGCGATGGAGCAAGCGGCATTCCTCATCCAGCCGACGGCCATCACCGTCGACGAATCGCAGAAATACCCGGAGATCACTGGTTATGAGCTTGGCACACCCGAACCGCAACGAACGAGCGCGCCTGATCTGGGCGGCGGAGACGACGTTGCTGGCCCTGAAGTCGCTGCCGGAAAGGACGCCGTGCCTGGAGTGCGTGGAGTTCCGGGATGGCTTCTGCGGGCGGTGGAAGCAACAGGTGCCGGAGAACGCGCGGCCTGATGGCTGCGCGGAGTGGTCGGAACAGATCCCTTTCTAGGAGTAACCGCATGGACCATAACATTCGCCCCCTCTTTGCAGCTTCGGCGTTGCCTCCTCGTGACGAGGTTGGGAGCGTTGAGCACCCGGACTTGTCTTCCTTCTCCACCGACCAAGATGGCGAGGGGTACATCAACCTGGCCGATCTCAAGGCCGCTGGCTGGGAGTACCACATCATCGCAATGGAGCAGGACGGCAGCGAAGCCGATCAGAAGCGCTATTTCGATGAGGGTGACCCGGACTTCTCGCAGTGGTGCCCGGCCACGCCCGATGGGTGGCAGCTCGCTGGCATGTGGGAAACGGATGACGGCCCGATCGCTTTCTATGTGCGCGAGCTTCAGCCGGTGGCCGCATGATCCGCACCTGGCTCGCCATCGCCCGCCTCCGCATCACAATCCCGCTGCAGAAGCTGGCACTACGCGTGATGAGCACGCGCACGCCGGACTTCGTCATCGGCGGGCTGGAATCCCCCTACTTGCTTCGCTGGTGGATCCTGCCGCGCAACCGGTTATTCAACGTCTACCTGCACCAGTTCATGCGCAGTGACGATGACCGGGCGCTGCATGACCACCCATGGTGGAACGTCAGCGTGCTACTCGCCGGCAGCTACCTCGAGCATCGCATCCTGGCGGGCGGCGTCCATGTCGTCACCGAGCGCGCCGCGGGATCGATCGTGGCTCGTGGTGCCAGTACCGCGCACCGCATCGAGCTGCACCGCGGCTACTGCACCACCCTGTTCATCACCGGCCCGAAGCTGCGCGAATGGGGCTTCCACTGCCGCCGCGGATGGGTGCCCTGGCAGAAATTCACCACCCCGGGCGACACCGGGACCATTGGCGCCGGCTGCGGCGAGGAGAGCGTATGAGCACGATGACGATGGAACAGTTGCGTGACCGACTTCGCGATATCGGGAATAACACGCGGTGGGCAGGGCCCGGGCTTTGTCTCGCCATGGCCGCATCTATCGACGCCCACCTCACCTCGCGAGAGGCGAAGGTGGACGCGGTTGCCTATCGATACCGCTCCTCCGAAGTTGAGGGCGGATGGGTCGTGTTCCAGAGCCATGCGCGAGCAAAGGAACTCGCTTCAGACGCGCATGGATTCATAGTTCAGCCGCTCTATACCCACCCCGCCGCGCAGGAAGCCGCCAAGCCGAACGAATGGGAGCGCGCCGTGATCGAGCACGCCATGGTCACCGAGGCGGTGTCGATTGCGGGACGGAAGCCATACGACATCGTGAGCGACATCATCGCCTGGCATGTGGCGGTGGCCGCCATGCCGGCGGGTGAAGTACCTGACGAGGAAATCGAGAAGGCGCTACAGAGCAGCAGCGCCAGCGGCGTTTGCGGCTGGTGTGATGGGCGCGGCTATTTGCCGGGAGATTCCGTTGGCAAACGCTGCTACTACTGCAAGGGCTCAGGAAAGAACAGGGGTCAGGGATGAGCCGTCACGTCCTCGCCTTGACAACGTTTCAGACCGTAGCAGCCTCGCCTTCCCCATCCAAGGAAAGGCTCCCCATGGCTACCAAGCTCGCAACCACTGCCCTGCTCGCCGTCTCGCTCGCAACCACCGCATGCACCGAGTTCCACGCCCGCCCCGACCTTCGCCAGTCGACCATGACGCTGCCCGGCGATGCGCACTGCGTGCGCGGCCACAAGGCGATCACCTCGGGCGGCCTGGGCGTCAACGGCGCGCCGGTGACCGTGGTCCTGGATAAGCCCTGTGTCGTTCCACCGCCTGGAGGGTCCCAGTGATCCGCTACGTCACCATCGGAAAGTTCGCCGCCGAGTCCGGCTATAGCGAGGACGCGATCAGGGCGAAGATCAAGAACGGCGTCTGGCTGGAGGGATATGTCTGGAAGCACGCGCCGGATGGCCGCGTGCTCATCAATACCGAGGGGTACGAGCGATGGGTGGACGGGCAAATGGCGTCCGAGCTGCTACGAAAAGCAGCATAGCGATCGACTTCTACTACATGGGCGTCCGGTGTCGGGAGCGGGTCCCCCTGCCCCCGACCAAGGCGAACCAGAAGTACGTCGAGAACCTCAAGGCCCAGATACTCGCCGAGATCGTGCGCGGCACGTTCGATTACGCTCAGTACTTCCCGAACAGCAAGCGCGCGCGGACCATGGCGAAGACCCTGGGCGCCGCGATTCAGGTGGGCCCGGCTCTCGATAAGTGGATCGCTGGCAAGGCGAGCGAGCTGTCGCACACCACCCTCCGGGACTACCACCTGGCGATCGCCAACGTATGGAAGCCGGCGTTCGGGACAACATGGCTGTCCGAGCTCACGCGCGCCGACCTCAAGGCGTGGGTCGCAAGGCAGACCTGCGGGCTCAAGCGGATCAGCAACCTACTCCTGCCCATGCGCGGCATGTTCGACCAGGCGCTCGACGACGAGCTCATCGATCGCAATCCCTTCGTGGGCTGGACGCCGAAGAAGGTGGAGGCGCCGAAGGAGGAGGACGATGTCGACCCCTTCACCCAGGCGGAGGTCGCTGCGATCCTCGCCGCGGCCGACGGGCAGGTCCGCAACCTCTTCAAGTTCGCCTTCTGGACCGGCTTGCGGACCAGCGAGCTCATCGCGCTGCGCTGGGAGGACATCGATCTCGTCAACGGCATGATGACCATCCGTCGCGCGAAGGTGCGGAAGAAGGTGAAGGTGCCGAAGACCAAGGCAGGCCGCCGCGTCGTCACCCTACTCCAGCCCGCCATGGACGCTCTACAGGAGCAGCGGAGCTTCACGCAGCTCGCAGGTCAGGAAGTGTTCCACAACCCCCGCACGGGCGAGCCATGGCTCCACGACGGTCCGATCCGGAAGACGGCCTGGATCCCGGCTCTGAAGACTGCCGGCGTCCGGTACCGCTATCCCTACCAGACCCGCCACACCTTCGCCTCGACCCTCCTCTCGGCGGGTGAGAACCCAGTCTGGGTGGCGGCCATGATGGGCCACAAGGACTGGGCCATGATCATCAAGGTCTACGGTCGCTGGATTCCTTCCATCGCCCCGGACGCCGGGAACAAGGTTGCTGCGCTATGGGCAACATCTGGTCACGGCGACAAGGCAAGTGGTTGATTTATAGATAGGGAGCGCGGGTTCGACTCCCGCCACCTCCACCAACACCTGCGGCGAGACAGCGATAAATCGTTGTTTCGCCGTTTCTTTATGCGGCAAAGCCATGCCCGAAACGCCCTTCCCTCAGGTGTCGTTTTAGGTGTCGTTTGTGCCCAAACCCTTGTTTGTTCAACGCCCGTCGGGGCTTTACGTTCGGTTCCTCGTGCCCGTCCACGCGCGCCAGGTTTGGGGCGCTCGTGTCGTGGTGAAGTCGCTCGGAGGGCGCCGCGGGGACGCCGCGCGTCTGGCTGCGGCGCGCCTCGGCTATGCTCTGTCCATCTTTTTTGACGAACTGAAGCTCATGGGGAAGGCGTTGAGGTCGGAGATGTTGGTGCCCGTGCAGGTGGACGCCCACGGGCGGCGGATCCGCCGCCGGATCACGGAGACGGCCGACACGTTCACCTATGCCAACTATCAGGTCGAGGAACGGTCCGACGGCAGCTGGGTGATCATCGCCAGCGGGCCAGAGGATCACGAGGCCGCCATGGACATGGTGCGTCTCCTGCGCGACATCCCACCGGATCCCAACTTCGTCCGGACCCACGAGGCTCCGCCTCCGGTGACCGGCCCCATGTTGGAACAACGGGTCGAGCTCTTCCTGGAACAGTTCAATCAGAAGCAGCGGGCCGAAGCCAACAAGCTCGATACCGCATTTACCATGCGACTGTTCGTTGGAATCATCGGAGACAAAGCGCTCTCGGATGTCGGGGCGGAGGACATGGACCGCTGGCTGGACGCCCTCGCTCACTGGCCGCCCAACGCGACGAAGCGAGAACCCTATAAGGACCTGTCTCCGCGGGAGGTCGTGGTCGTGTCCAAGCGCAAAGGCGAGACCCCCATCAGCTTGCGCACCCGAGAGAAACACCTGGACCGGCTTCGGGTGTTCTTCAACTGGGCCATGGAACGACGCGACGTGGACCGAAACCCGTGCGCGTCCATCCACGTCATGACCCGCGAGCAGGAAGACACCCAAAGCCGCCGGGCCTTCACCGCAGCCGAGCTCGCCACGATCTTCAACCCGGCGCTGCGAGAAATGCATTGCGACACGCCTGCCCGATGGTGGCTGCCGCTGCTGGCCCTGTATTCGGGTGGTCGCGCGCAGGAGCTCGCCCAGCTGCACACCCAGGACATTGAGGAGGTCGCGGGCATCTGGGGCTTCCACGTCGCCGCACGTTTTCCGGGCCAAAAGTTGAAGAACAGCCAGTCCCGCCGGTTCGTCCCGCTGCACCCGGCTCTCCTCGATGCTGGCCTGGTAACCTACCGCGACGACATCGTGGCAATGCTGGGCGAGGGCCCGCTCTTCCCCGGATTGGGCGCAAAGCCAGGCGACGCCATTGGCGACTGGTTCAACCGGACCTACCTGCGCAACCAATGCCACGTCCAGGGTCAGGTCTTCCACTGTTTCCGCCATAGCTTCATCACCGCAGCAGATCGGGCCGGCATTCCCGAAGCTCGGATCGCACGCATCACTGGGCATGGTCAGGGCGGGTCGGTGCTTCGGGGGCATTACATCGACGTCCCGACGCTGGCCGAGCGGGGGGCAGCCGTGGCCGCCGTGGACTTTGCTCTGCCTGCTGTCGAGCCCTACGCAGCCGGGCTATTCAAT